CGCAAATCCTGCCGGAACCTCTGACAGCGGCAGCGCCACGCCCTTGGGTTGTTGCGCGTCGGGATGAGGCCGTGTATCACCCTTGCGGGCAACGACCCTGCGGGGGTTTGAGGGAGAATGCGGATGCGTCGGGTTGTAATCACCGGTCTGGGAATGGTCACGCCGCTGGCCTGCGGGGTCGAGCAGACCTGGAGCCGGTTGCTGGCGGGGCAATCGGGGGCGGGGCTGATTACCCGGTTTGACGCGAGCAACGTGCTGACCAAATACGCCTGCGAGATTCCGCGCGGCGATGGATCGGACGGCACCTTCAACCCCGACGACTGGATGGAGCCGAAAGATCAACGCAAGGTCAATGACTTCATCCTTTACGCGATGTGCGCGGCGGTGCAGGCGGTGCGGGATGCGGGCTGGGAGCCGGAAACCGATGCCGAGCGCTGGCGCACCGGGGTGATGATCGGCTCGGGCATTGGCGGGCTGTCGTCGATTGCGGAAACGGCGGTGCTGATCAAGGAAAAGGGGCCGCGGCGGGTGTCGCCGTTCTTCATTCCGGGTGCCTTGATCAACCTCGCCTCAGGGCAGGTCTCGATCCGCTTTGGTTTTCAGGGGCCGAACCATGCGGTGGTGACGGCCTGCTCGACCGGGGCGCACGCGATTGGCGATGCGGCGCGGCTGATCCAGTGGGGTGATGCCGACGTGATGCTGGCGGGCGGGGCGGAAAGTCCGATTTCCGAGATCGGGATTGCCGGGTTCAACGCCTGCAAGGCGCTGAGCACCAAATGGGCGGATGATCCGGCCCGCGCCAGCCGACCCTATGACGAAGGTCACGATGGCTTTGTGATGGGCGAAGGCGCTGGCGTGGTGGTGCTGGAGGAATACGAGCATGCCAAGGCGCGCGGGGCGAAGATTTACGCGGAAGTGCTGGGCTATGGCATGTCGGGCGATGCGCATCACATCACGGCCCCGGCCGAGGATGGCAACGGCGGCTATCGCAGCATGGCGGCAGCGCTGGCGCGGGCCGGGTTGCAGCCGTCGGATGTCGATTACATCAATGCGCATGGCACCTCGACCATGGCCGACAACATCGAGCTGGCGGCGGTGGAGCGCCTGATGGGGGATGCTGCGGCGGGGGTGACGATGTCATCGACCAAATCCTCGACCGGGCACCTGTTGGGGGCGGCGGGCGCGATCGAGGCGATCTTCTGCGTGCTGGCGCTGCGCGATCAGGTGGCCCCGCCCACCATCAACCTTGATCATCCGGCGATGGAGTCGAAGATTGACCTTGCGCCGAACGCGGCACGCAGGCGGCGGATCGACATCGCGCTGTCGAATTCGTTCGGCTTTGGTGGCACCAATGCCAGTCTGGTGCTGGGCAAGGTGAAGGGCTGATGTGGCGCTCGGTCGCATCAAACGCGCTGACGCTGTTCATCGTGGTGCTGGTGGTGGCGGCTGGAGTGCTGGCCTGGGGGCGGCAGCAGTTCACCGGGCCGGGGCCATTGGTGCAGCCGGTTTGCGTCAAGGTGGACAAGGGGGCCAGTCTGAGCGCCGTCAGCCGGGCGCTGGAAGCGCAGGGGGCGGTGAGTGATGCCCGCATCTTTCGCATCGGTGCCGATTATTCGGGGCGCGCGGCGGGGCTGAAGTTCGGCAGCTATCTGGTGCCGACCGGGGCCTCGATGGCGCAGGTGCTGGACGTGCTGACGGCGGGCGGGCAATCGACTTGCGGGCGCGAGGTCAATTTCAGGATCGGGGTGCAGGCGGTCGAGGTGGTGCTGCGCGAGCTTGACCCCACCACCAACCGCTATGTCGAAGTGCTGAAGTTTGACCCCACCCTTGAGGCCGCCCCGGCGGACTATGTGAACGCGGCATTGGACTCCGATCTGCGCTGGCAGGTGACGCTGGCCGAAGGGGTGACCAGTTGGCAGGTGGTGGAAGCCCTGAAGCGCGCCGAGTTCATGGCCGGGACGGTGGCCGAGGTGCCTGCCGAGGGCAGTCTGGCACCGGAAGGCTATGAGGTGGCGCAAGGGTCGGGGCGGGCCGAGCTGATTGGCCAGATGCAGGCGCGCCAGACCCAGGTGCTGGCCGATCTCTGGGCGGCGCGGGCGGATGGGTTGCCCTATGACACACCCGAGGAGGCGCTGGTGATGGCCTCGATCGTCGAGAAGGAAACCGGGATCGCGGGCGAGCGGCGGCAGGTGGCCTCGGTCTTCATCAACCGGCTGCGCCAGGGGATGAAGTTGCAGACCGACCCGACCGTGATCTACGGCGTCACCAAGGGGCAGGGGGCGCTGGGGCGCGGGCTGCGGCAAAGCGAGTTGCGCCGCGAGACCCCTTACAACACCTATGTCATCGACGGGCTGCCACCGACCCCGATCGCCAACCCCGGGCGGCTGAGCATCGAGGCGGCGCTGAACCCGGATGTCACGAAGTATCTGTTTTTCGTGGCCGATGGCTCGGGCGGGCATGTCTTTGCCGAGACCCTGGCCGAGCATAATGTGAACGTGGCCAAATGGCGTGCGATCGAGGCGCAGCAGGGTGCAACCGACGCTGGCGGTGTTCAGGGCAACTGAGCTTTGCGACGGTTACGCAAAGGTTAACGCGGCGCGCGCCAAGCCATTGAAACGGCTGTAGAATTCGTTTGACTTTGCGAACGCTCGAGGGTATACCTTCGGGCATGCTAGAAGAAGTGGGCAAGCGGCGCGGGGGCAACCCCGGTGCCGCTTTTTCATTTCGCTCGTGCGGACGGGCATGAGAGGCGGGCGCAGCAGCAGATGACAATGGTATTCTCGGTTGGAGATGAAACGCCGCGCGATCTGGTCGCGGCGACCGAAGATATGTTCCGGGAAGCCGCCGAAGAGTTCTACCTCGCCCTGCGCAAGGTGCGTGGCGGCGAGTCGGGCGAGGTCAAGGCCGCGATGGCGGCGGTCAAGGACCTCAAGGCGGCATTTCAACTGGCCATGGAAGAAAGGACGCGGGTTGACAGACTTCGCAAGCAGGTTGGCGGAGCCGAAGGCGGGCAATGTCTCGATTTCGACGCCGCAAGGGATGAAATCGGGCGCCGCCTGGCTTGCCTGCGCGACGCCGGAGGTGGTGAGTGAGTTTCTTGGCAGTCTGAGCGATCAGGCGCTGATGGCGCTGCCCTGGCTGTTCGAGTTCTGGGCCCTGCCGCACCAGTTGCCGCCCGAGGGGGCGTGGAAAAGCTGGGTCATCATGGGCGGGCGCGGCGCGGGCAAGACCCGTGCCGGGGCCGAGTGGGTGCGTGCCGAAGTCGAGGGCTCGGGGCCGCGTGACCCTGGGCGCGCGCGGCGGGTGGCGCTGCTGGGGGAAACCGTCGATCAGGTGCGCGAGGTGATGGTGTTTGGCGACAGCGGCATTCTTGCGTGCTCGCCCCCCGACCGCAAGCCCGACTGGGAGGCGGGGCGCAAGCGGCTGGTGTGGCCGAACGGCGCGGTGGCGCAGGTGTTTTCGGCGCACGAGCCGGAAGCCCTGCGCGGGCCGCAGTTCGACGCCGCCTGGGTGGACGAGCTGGCCAAGTGGAAGCGCGCCGAGGATGCCTGGGACATGTTGCAGTTCGCGCTGCGGCTGGGCAAGAATCCGCGCCAGGTGGTGACCACGACGCCGCGCAACGTGGGGGTGCTGAAAGCGATCCTGAAGAACCCCTCGACGGTGATCACCCATGCCCCGACCGAGGCCAACCGGGCGTATCTCGCGGCCTCGTTCCTGGACGAGGTGCGGGCGCGCTATGCCGGCACCAGGCTGGGGCGGCAGGAGCTGGACGGGGTGCTGCTGGAGGACGCGGAAGGGGCGCTGTGGACCACGCGGGCGCTGGAGGCGGCACGACTGGACGTAGCCCCACCGCTTGACCGGGTGGTGGTGGCGGTGGATCCGCCGGTCACCGGCAAGGCGGCCTCGGATCAATGCGGTATCGTGGTGGTGGGGGCGATCACCGCCGGGCCGCCACAGGACTGGCGCGCGGTGGTGCTGGAGGATGCCAGTGTCGCGGCGGCCTCGCCCGACGCCTGGGCGCGGGCGGCGATTGCGGCGCTGGAACGCCACGGCGCGGACCGCCTGGTGGCCGAGGTCAATCAGGGCGGCGATCTGGTGGAATCGGTGATCCGGCAGATTGATCCGCTGGTGCCGTTCCGGGCGGTGCGGGCCTCGCGCGGCAAGGTGGCGCGGGCCGAGCCGGTGGCGGCGCTTTACGAGCAGGGCCGGGTGTCGCACCTGCGCGGCCTTGGCGCGCTGGAGGATCAGATGTGCAAGATGACCGCGCGCGGCTACGAGGGGCGCGGCTCGCCCGACCGGGTGGATGCGCTGGTCTGGGCCTTGACCGATCTGATGATCGAGCCCGCGCAAAGCTGGCGCAGGCCGCAGGTGCGGATGCTTTAGCACTTTCTTGCTGGTCCAAATATCCCCGCCGGAGGCGGCGGTCGGTTCAGTTGCCTCCGGCGGGGATATTTGCGCCAGTGTGAAAATGAAATTTCAATGAAACCAAGAACCTGCCGCGACGTGACGAGCGCGGCGCTGGCCGCTGCGGCCTGACGCGAAGGAGCGATCCGAGATGGTTTTCGATTTTCTGCGGCGGGGTGAGAAGCAGCCGCCCGAGCACAAGGCCTCGGCGGCGGGGCCGGTGATTGCCTGGCAGGGGTCTGGGCGGGTGGCGTGGTCGCCGCGCGACGTGATCTCGCTGACGAAAACGGGTTTTCTGGGCAATCCGATCGGGTTTCGGGCGGTCACGCTGATTGCCGAAGCGGCGGCGGCGCTGCCGCTGGTGTTGCAGGATTGCGACCGGCGCTACGAGGTGCACCCGGTGCTGGATCTGATCCGGCAACCCAATCCGGCGCAGGGGCGGGCCGAGTTGTTCGAGGCGGTTTACGGGCAATTGCTGCTGTCGGGCAACGCTTACCTGGAGGCGGTGCCGGGGGCGGGGGCCTTGCCGGGCGAGTTGCATGTGCTGCGCTCGGACCGCATGGCGCTGGTGCCCGGGGCGGACGGCTGGCCGGTGGCCTATGACTATACGGTGGGCAGCCGTCGGCATCGCTTCGAGATGACGGCGGAAGTGTCGCCGATCTGCCATATCCGCACCTTTCATCCGCAGGACGACCACTACGGTTTCTCGCCGATGCAGGCGGCGGCGGTGGCGGTGGATGTGCATGTGGCGGCCTCGCGCTGGTCAAAGGCGCTGCTCGACAATGCTGCAAGGCCCTCGGGGGCGATCATCTATCGCGGCGCGGACGGGCAATCGGCGCTGACGCCGGATCAATACGACCGGCTGGTGAGCGAGATGGAGGCCAACCATCAGGGCGCGCGCAATGCCGGGCGGCCGATGCTGCTGGAGGGGGGGCTGGACTGGAAGCCGATGGGGTTTTCGCCCAGTGACATGGAGTTCCAGCAAACCAAGGAGGCGGCGGCGCGCGAGATTGCAATCGCGTTCGGGGTGCCGCCGATGCTGATGGGGATTCCGGGGGATGCGACCTATGCCAACTACCAGGAGGCCAACCGCGCCTTCTTTCGCCTTACGGTGCTGCCGCTGGCGGCCAAGGTGACGGCGGCGGTGTCGCACTGGCTGGCTGGGTTCAGCGCATCGGCGGTCGAGTTGAAGCCCGATCTCGATCAGGTGCCGGCGCTGGCGGTCGAGCGCGATCAGCAATGGGCGCGGGTGGGGGCGGCGGATTTTCTGACCATGGCCGAAAAGCGCGCGCTGCTGGGGTTGCCACGACTGACGGAGGGGCAATGAACATTCGCCATGAGACCGGCGGGTCGCGGTTCCTTTACGACAGTTTCGACGCGGCCTCGGCCCGGATCGAGGCCAACGAGCGGGTAGCTGACGAGCGCTGGGCGGCGCTGGAATACCGGCTGGGGCAGATCGAGACCACCCTTGCGCGGCTGGAGCGGCGCATCTGGTTCGGGGTTTACGGGGTTGCGGCGTTTCTGCTGGCGCAGGGGGCCGAGGCACTGCTGCAAGCGGCAATGAGGTGAAAGATGGAAATGGCGAATGATTTCGGGGCCCCGGAGCGCAAGTTTTACAGGCCGGAGGCCGGGCTGGTGGTGACTGACGGTAGCCTGGTTCAGGGTTATGCCTCGGTGTTCGGGCGGCGCGATCAGGGCGGCGATGTGGTGCAGGCAGGGGCATACGGGGCCAGCCTGAAGGCACTGGCGGCGGCGGGGCGGCGGGTCAAGATGCTGTGGCAGCATGACCCGGCACAACCGATCGGGGTCTGGGACGAGGTGCGCGAGGATGCCACCGGGCTTTACGTCAAGGGCCGGATCCTGATGGATGTGGAGCGTGGCCGCGAGGCGGCGGCG